CCGACGAGCCGCAGCCCGGCCTCGTGGACGCTCAGGCCAATGAGGCTCGCGAGGCTCTGGCGCGTGGGGTGGGCGGTCAGGATGTCCAGATTCTTGAGCAGCTTCCCGGCGACCGCCAGCCACATGTCGTTCGGCAGATCAGTCATACAGGTATTGCTTGTGGGTTCGTTGGTTGCGCTGGTCAAAACGGTTCACCTCCTCGACGCGGAAGCCGAGCACCTGTCCCGTGTCCGGGTCCAATACCGGCACGGGCCCCCAGCCTCGGGTGAGCTTGTTCTGGATGGTTTTCTTCGCCCGCCCGTAGTGTTCGGCGAGCTGGGCCACACTCATGAGATTCGGTGTTTCCGCGCTCATGGGGTTATCCTTTCTGTTGAGAGTTTTTCTTCTCGCCCCCGTGCCAGCGGGGGCTTTCTTTTTTTTGAACTTGCGTTCGTGGACGGCCACGGAGTCGAACCGTGGTCCCGGTCTTTGCCGCGCACACATGACCTACGCGATCTCGACTGGGGGCAACCTGCACCGCCCGTGACGCCGGCCCGAATAGTAAACGCTGGTAGCAGGCCGACGCCGGTTCAAGAAAACTGACACCGTATCTGTCAGTTGTTTTTTCAGTTATCACGTGGGTTACCGGTTTTCCTTCCGCTTGGCCGGCCGGTTTTCCACGCCGTCCGGCAAGACTGTTATTCGACGCCCGCCTCGCTCAAAACGAGGCACAGGAGCCGCAGGGGAACGAGCCCGAAGCCTATGAGCGCGGCCAAACCGTTGCCGATGGGATGCGCGCACCCCATGTGCGACATCACCCAGCCGAGGCAGACCGCGAACACGAGGGCCCAGAAAACCAGCCGGAACGCGAAACCACGAGACAATTCGTCGGGCCTGGGCCTCCTGTAGCCGCTGGCGTGATGGCCGTAATCCTTGGCATTCATCAATCCACGTCCTCTCCTAGGTAGTGTCCGAGTTTTTGCGCACTTTGGTCTTCGCCCGTCCACGTGGCGATGATCGGTTCGCTTCCCGTACAGTCTCACCGAGCCTTGACATGTCGAGGTAGCGGCGCGTCGACCACTCGTTCGACGTGACATAGCGCACGCGTGCGCAGACGAGCATCAACGCGCTGCGCCCGTCCGGGAAGCTGCCGACCACGCGCGTGCGCCGTCTGACCTCGCGGTTGCGGGGGTGACCCTGGCGAGGACGTTGCGTTCGAAGTGCACCATGCACCGCTGGTAGCGGGCATCGCGTTCAGGGTCTCCTCGACGCTTTTGCGGACCATCCGGTCCAGGGTGGTCTCCAACATGGCCTGGTCGACCTGTAGAATCTGCTGTGACATGGCTTCGTGCCCTCGTTTCCAATCGCGGTTTGTTTTGTTTGGCGACAGAAAATCGTACACAGGACACGGGCCATGTCTCTATCTCAGGCCCTCAACCAATTTGCGCAAAATCTCGGGCGTTATCCTCTCCTATGACTCGTTCCAGCAATCTGGCCTGTCGCGCCGCCTTGAGCTTCGCCGCCTGCCTGCGTCTGCATCGGCGGTTCCACTTGAACTTGACCGCCACGGGGGCGTCGCCGCAAACGGCTTCGAAACATTTCGGGCATTGGAGGAACGCCTGCCCTTCCACGACGTTTTGCTTGACCTCCGGGGCGATATGGCATTTCGGGCATTCCTCCAGCGGCTCGGCTATGACGTCAAGCGTGTTCCTGACCAGTATTTCCCATCGGCTGATGGCCTCACGCTCGCTTCTCGGGCCACCGGTGGCGCCGAAGAACCCGTAGCCACATACGGAACACCTGCATCCCCGGAAGTCGTCTTGACCCGCGTAACCGCCAATCGTGTACATATCAATCACCGCCTCGGCATGGCCGTTGCATACCGGGCAGGGCAGCGGTTCGGGCAGGGGCTCCTCATGCTGGCGGGCCTTTCCGTCACGCTTCCACCACACCATCACGCCTCCTCCTTGCCGGCGAGCGCTATGAATGAGTCAGGGAGCATTGTCATCGGTTCAACACGCAGACAATCCGCATAAACGGCAATCTGACCAATGGAAATGGAGGCTTTCCCGCTGAGCTGTCGGCGAAGGGTCACATAGGGTGTCCCTGATTGGTCGGAAAGCCACTTAACGGAGCGCTTCGCGGCTTCCAGCGCGGCTGTGATTTTATTTGCCACCTGTTTTGTGGTGCTTTCTTGATTAACCATATGGTTAATGTAAGCACCATTTGGATGGTTAGTCAAGTTAGTTTTTAATATATATATGGTTAATTCTCTCCCCGATATGTGTTATTATTTATCCCATGACCGAATATGGAGATCAATTTGCCGAAGCCATCGCAGAAGAGCTTCGAGCCCAAAAAGCCCGCATGGGGAAAACCAACGATGACATTGCAGAAGAAGTCGGGCTGAGTCCCGTCACCGTTCTTCGCTATCTAAAAGGACAAAGACAAATTCCCATCGATGTGTTTGGAGATCTATGCAAAGCGCTCGGAGCAAACGCCGCCGACATGACCCGCATCGCCTACGAGAAAGCGCAAACGGCATCGCGGATAGCGGAGACAAAACGTCTGGCACACAAGAGCGATGTCAGCCTTGCGGCTTACGGAGCAGAGGGAAAGGACTATTACATGAACCACGATGGAGAAGCATCGGCATGAAACGCCTTATTCCGTTCGACACGCACATGAACTATGGCCCCATGCGCATGGCGATTTATTCGAGCGGAATAGATGTCACCGTAGAAAGCGACATCTTAGACAATATGTGGGGTTGCTACTCAGAAGCAAACCGCGTCATTCTCATAGACAGAAGACTTACATACACCGCAAAAAAATGCGTGCTCATACACGAACTCGTCCATTGGCTGCACGCCGACTACCAATGCGGAATGCACGAGCAACGTACCAGATTGGAGGCCGCGCGGCTCCTAGTAGATTCGCAAAAATACCGTCAAGCAGAACAAACATACGAAGGAGCGCCTTGGCTCATAGCCTCGGAGCTCGACCTGACCATACAAACCATCACCGATTATCAGCAATGCCTACATGACTTTGCAGTAATCGCGCCTGAGAGGAGGTGTCTGATTGGAACACAAGCATGATGGAGTAATAAGGACTGTCGTTCCCCTCGCTGAACAGTTTCTTTTCGACTCGGGCCAGTGCGTTCCGGCCGGCGTGGCGCACCAGCTCTCCATAGACCATCTTCCTCGCGTCGAACTCGAACAGAACCACATCGCCATGGAATATCCCGACATGCGGTTTGGCGGAAGAGCCCTTGGGCGTCGGAATCATATCCAAGGACACCTCGACGTCCATGAAGCTCCTTCCGGACAGCAGGCTGTCCACCATCGCATTAGGCTGCTTGTAATCGTTGACCTTGATAGAATCGACATTGTCCACGCTATCCCATTTGCCGGCACCGATCATAGACGCTATGGTTTGTTCGCTGCGGCTTCTTCGCGTGGAGGGAGCGAGAGCCTTGATCGATTTGATGGTCGGTTCGTACCATATCGCCGTTGCCATGCCACACAAACTGCAAGATGGCGAATACGGCAATCGTTATGAGGCAAAACGCCACTATGCCAAGAGCGGCAATGTTCTTGAGATTCTCGATCCACCAATTGTGCTGTTTCTCCGGATCTATTCCCTGAGTCTTTGGCACATTTTCAATGGTCTTGCGTCTATTGCCATCGCCTTCAGAGACATCCTCGGAAGAAGGACCTCCTGGGAAAGGAATGTCCTCATCCGCGTCATCGGGGACAACCGTGTTCTCGTTATTCTCGCACATCGGTCACATTCCCAGCAGATTGTCGAAAGTGTGATCGTTCGCCATGGCGCGGTTGCTGATGAACGTCTTATGCCCGGCCACAGCCTGAGACCATGCGGAATTAGGACGATGCGTGACGCGGGAAAGTTTGACGGCGGACAAGTCGCCCATATTCTCCCATACAAGATTCAAGGCCTTACGCAGGGAAGGACTGCTGGACTCATCCACAGCAGTGACTTTGCCCAAAGCATCCTGAGCATACCTATTAATCGGCTTGCCACCGAATCCTTTGAACTCGTCGTAGACGCTGCGGCAAACGGGCCCATACTGCCAAGGCTGGAACGATTCGGTGAGCAGTCTGCGGCCCGTGTATCTCTGGTACAAGCATGTGACGAAAAACAGAAGCTTCTGGAGTTTCATGGGGGTGACGTGTTCGCCTGTGCCGAATGCGCGGCGCAGGATGCTGTTAGCCACCGTGGTCGGCGTGAGACCTGCCCCGATCATCTTTGGCTCGTCCTGAATATCTCCCATGTTTCCAATTCTAAGATGGGGGAGGACTGAGCCATGGCGAACGTCACCAGATACAAGACCAGCAAGGGTGAGACTCGGTATCGAGTACGATACCGCAAGCCGGACGGCACGCAGACCGACAAGCGCGGATTCAAGCGCAAGATAGACGCGGAAAATTGGGCGGCGAAACGAGTCACCGTCGCCAAGGCCGAAGGCACGTACATCGATCCCGCAGCGGGGAAGACAACAGTGGGGGAGTTCGAGTCCCACCGGAGGCACCTTCGCTAGACTGTGGAAAATAGCCGTTTTGCCTTGCGAGAGTAGGGCTGAGCGGCTTTTTCTATTCCCGGTGATTCCCTCGTATTCCCTCGGTTTCCCGGAATAATGTGGGCAAAATGTGGGCAAAAATCGAGCCACGCCTAGCTGCTGTAACAACGAAAAAACCGGCCCCGCCGGCCGCAGTCAAGCTCTGTGCGAGCTGTCTGCGGTGCCGGGCGGGGCCGAACTGTGTGGTG